CCCCAGTTGGCTGCACCGACTTTACGGCACTTGGCGATTGCCCCGCTTGCATACGCTGACGGGAAGACCTTATAACGGCGCTTAACTTTGCTGTAACATGCATCCTTCGATCCACCTTTACTTACTTGCTTGGACATCGAACCTCGCGAGATTGCCATTTTTCTTCTCCAAAAAATCACCCCACAAGACAGTTAGTATCTCGTGGTTTTTGTCTACCTTCACAGCAATAACCGCCGTGTCAGTCTTTAAATCCATAATTGAAACACCCAGCCAGCCTAGAAAAGCCAACATTGCACCGGCAATAATTTTGTTGTCCATTAGCACTTCCATCTTCTTCTAGCAGCGCAGATGCGCTTCTTGGGGGTTTTGCTACAGTTTACGTTATGCATCTTCATCTGACCTGCTGATCTTGCACAGTAAGACTTCTTACGCTTACCACCACCCGGCTGTGGTGCTTTTAGTTTCGAGCCTGTGGCTCGGTTATACTTAGCCCGGCCTTTTGCCGTTAATCCAGCACCTCTAGATGCTGGCAGCTTTTCGCCACGCTTAACTGATAGATTAACAGATTTCTTCTTTCTTGTCGCCATTACAACCTACCGTTATTTTGTATGTGGATGAATTCCATTGACGCGGAAACATTAAAGTCAACAGATCCAGAAGAGGAAAACGCCCTCATCTCCAAGTCTGTTTTTTCTGTAAACTTTAACGGGAAAGTATAAAATTGTTCGTGTGCGCCATCTGTAATAGTAAATCTTTCTTTTATCTGGAAGACTTCTTCGTATGGCCTAGCAACAAGACTAGCATTCAGAATAGCGGGTGTCTGAGTTGACGTACCTGTAGATAAAGACATTTTTGTAAGAAACGCTGTATATCCTGCGGGAACTGTCCAAAGACCCATCAATGTTTGATTATCGCCATCACCATTGATGGTAAGATAGATATTAACGGGGACTCCAGCGGTCACTGTGCCTGTTCCTGCGTAAATTGTACCAGCATTTGCGCCACCACTACCTGCGCTGCGAACAATACCGCGATTTATCCGTAGGTAAGATTTTGTGGTGTTAACAGCAGTTTGCCCATTCAGTGTGACAACTTCGTTTATTTCGTTGTAATCCGCATCTAGGCCAAAAACTTCTACTGTTCTTGCACCAGTTCCTGCGGCAGTGTCATTAGCCGAACTGCTTGATATAGTCATTACTGTGGCTGATGCGGGATAAGCGTATAAACCGCCCTGTTCCCAAATGGTTTCCTTAGAGTCTCCAACAGAAGCGTTGTAGCCAAACTTAAAGACAGTTTTATGACCCGAAATCTGCCCACGAGCGACCTGTAGCTCAAACGGTTCGCTTGTGCCGACTTGAGATATAGATCGTATCTCGTGGACAGACATTGTTTTACGCCAAAAAGATTGTTAGTTCGGCACCTGTACCCGAGATTGCGCTTACATAAACACCGCTTTCAGCAATTATACCGTCGCCCGGAATGTTAAGAGCATTCTGACCGGCAGGAAATTTTTGTGTAAGCAATGTCGCACCGCCGTTGCCGTCGGTTAGCGTAAACGCACCAGCGGCGGTAGCGTACATAACAATCTGTTTAATGCGTGAGCGACCCGGACCTACTGCCCCTGTCGCTGTAGCACTATAGGCTTTTACTGGACCAGCCATTTAAGCCTCCTTATGCAACAGCGGTTGCGCCGGTATCTACACGAATCCAGTTTGAACCGTCAGAAAACACGAGGTTTCCTGTACCAGCAGCGGCACCTTCAGCAGCCTTACGAGCATCTGATACATAGTAAATGTAGCCTTCGTTGTCGGCTGAAGCCGCAGGCAGGTTTGCAAAAAGGATTGGGGTGGCCCAGAAGGCGGTATCTACCTTCAGTGGACCCGAAAAAGTTGTACGAGCCATTTAGATCTCCTGTCGTGGCTAGTGTCAGCCGCACCATGCGGCTGTCAGGGATGACTTATTATACACAAAAAAAGGGCGGCACGAAAGCCGCCCTTTGTATTCATTTTGCCTACGCTTATGCGCCCGGTGAACCGAACACAGTGCGTGGGTCTGAGAAGCCGAAGCTGTAACGCTCACGAGCTTTAAACCGCATGTTGCCAGTGTCGAAGTCTGGATCCATTGCAGTTGACAAAGCCATGCGCTCAAAGTGCTTGAAGCCGTTTGGCGCATCAGTCTTGATGAAGAAGGCGTCAGTGTCGGTTAGGAAGTCGTTGACTACATAACCTTCTGGCAGCATTCCTGAAGACTTGATGGCGTTGATGTCGTTGTCGGCTGTACCAACCCGAAGGTTTGATACGAGCAAACGCTCGGCAACAAACTGAAGCTGACGAGGAATGATCAGCTTCATGCCACGAAGGGCAACAATCAGGCCGCGCTCATCCACGAAACCTGCGATGTTGATAAGAGCGTCTTCCAAAGAAGTTTCGTTCAAATCAGCAGCGACGCCCGGCTCGTTGGCAAAAGTGCCGCCAGATGTAAGCGGGTGTGATGCGTCACACAGAGCAACACCGTCACCACCAGCAAATGCGCCGGCAGAGAATGCGTTGTTCAGGATAGCCGCAGCTTTAACCTGCTTTGTGTGTGCCATCGAACGAGCGAGGGCACGAGTGTAACGAGATGCTAGACGATCATAGAGATTGTCTTCTACAGCTTCCTCAGTGATTGAGAAGGCCATAGCAACTGTCTCGTGGTTGTACCGAGCAGTGTAGGCTTCTTGTGCATCATCATATGATACACCTGTGCCTTCACCTTTAGTCGGTGCAGCCCCGAATCCAGACAACATTACCTCTTCTTCGAACGCACGGTCAGATGACTCTGTGTCGAAGATTTCGGAATGCTGGTTCTCGTACCGGTTGTATTCCATACCAAAGAGAGCATTTAGACCGGGCTCTAGTTCTTTGGCGAGTTGTGCGCGAGAAATAGCCATATCTAAACTCCCTTAAGCGATTGCAGCTTCAGAATTAGACTGAAGCAGTGCGTGGTTATTAAGCATCACAATCATAGGAATACCGGCGGCAGTGAAGTCTGCATTCTCTGGATCATCAAGAATACCAACAATCTTCAAAGGAAGAGAAGCGTTGGCTGCGTCAAGAGTTGCAACATCAAGCTGTGCGCTAGAAATGCCAGTGGTTGTGCTGCCGCTTGCGCCACTATTGAACTGTGAGTTCTCAAAAATGGCTGCTACAGCAGTAGCTTTGTTTGTGATGGTTGCGTCTGTCGCAATTATAAAGCGCTGCATCGGGTTGTCGTACACATATCCGATAATATCGAAGTTTGTGTTCGCACCCGAACCGGGCCAATAATTTGAAAAGACCTTTTTACCAGTCACGGAAGAAACATACTCACAGCCAGCGAATACGCCTACGGGAGCCTCAGTGTCACCGGTTGCAGAACAAATAACGATTTCACCACCGTTATCCGCTTTCACCATTGACCCCTGATAGATCGCGCTTGCGCTGCTGTCGATGAAGTATGCGTTTGTACCGCTAGTAGCAGGTGTGCTACCGGCAGTATTGATCGGCTTGAGGCCGAAGGCAACATTAGTGTTTGCCATTGCTTACTCCTTATCAAGTGTGGGGGTTAGTCCTTGCCCCCGAATGATACACGACTTTTCCGTTCATTATGAATCGGCATTGAGGGGTGTTGTTCCCTCATCAGGTTATCGTCCACGGCTTTCATTTGATTGCGGGTCTGCTCCCGGAAATATTCAGTTCTTTCATCTACCGTTTCTTCTGGAATTCGAGCAAGCATTAGTCCGCCTACCCCGATAACTCCAGCATGTTTACCATCTTCAATCGTTGGATAACGGTCGGCCAGTTCAGGATATTCTTCTGCCCTTACTGGTTCCCACCCTTCCCGGATCTTTGCATTCACATTCAACTTGTCATCTTCGCCACGAATAGATGTACGAATCCAACGATGCTTGTAGCCTGCTGGTGCTTCCGGTGCCTCCAACTTAGAAGGCGGTGTCCACGGCTTACGCCGTGTAGTTTTTGCGCGAGTTGTTGCTTCGCGAGTTGTTCTATCAGCCATTGTTTAATCCTTCACATACTTTGCATATTCTTCAAGCGGAACATTCAGACGTTTCGCAATTGATATTTGCGAAGGAGTCAATTTAACTGTTCTGCGCCCCTTAGATGACGACTTAGAAGCCGTGGACTCAGCAGAAGCGACTCTGGGTCCCGCATCCCGTCTTGAGTTCTGAAACTTGTGTGGAAACTCAACACGGACTCTGCGATCTAACTCAGTATAGTACTCATCGGACGTTGGGTCAAACCCCTCATCCTCAATTAATTGACGATGTATGCCAAAAGCAGCATATGTCATGGTCTGATCTTGCCCAAACCAGTTGTTCTTTTCCGCCCAAGCCTCAGCTTTTGGATCTGGCCTAGCCGGCGCCGCTCTTTGTGGAGCTTGTGCTGGAACTTCTTGAGGAGCTTGTTGACGGGCGGGTGCTGCCTCATTACGTTGTTTGATTTGATCGTAGCGAGACCGCTCCATTGCAAGACGACTGATGTTTTCTTGCGCCTCAAACATGGCGTCAACATCACCCTCGTCATGAGCTTTTCTGTAAGCTTCTTTTGCTGCTATCACCTGAGACTCTAGCCGCGTCCCAAACTCACCAACATAAGACTCGTCTAATTTTGTTAGACGATGCTGTAGCTCATCATTTTGTCTTTTTACCGCTTCAGCGTATTCAATAGCCGCCTGTCTCTGCCGCTCTTCTTCACGATACTTGCTTGTAAGCTTACGAATACGGCGCTGAACAGACTCGGAATAATTCTCTAATTCATCATCATCGTCCTTAGACTCTGCTTGGTCTTCAGCTTTAAGCTCTTCCTTTTGCTCTTCAACCTCACCACCTTCTTCGTCCTCGGCTATAATTTCTAGTTCTTCTTTTTCGGGTAGTTCTTCTTGCATACTAAGCTCCGTATGTTTTTATATCGTCTGGATCGACGATGGTTGCGATGACTTCATCATCGTTAATAATCCGGACTTCGCCACCCTCAATCTGGAATCGAGAACCAGCATATCTTCCGATACATACCCAATCGCCCTCAGAACACCACGGTCCAGCGTCGCCGAACTTATCCTCGTCCTTATATGCCAAAGGTCCTACCTTTAGTACATAAGCTACGACAGTGGCTCGTGCCTCACGCTCTCTTGCTTGATCAGGTACATAAACCCCACCTTCAGTCTTCTCACGACCCATATACGGCATGACGAGCAAACGCCAACCAGTGGGTTGCGGAATTCTTTCTTTTAGGGTTTTTTGTTTTGCAGCCTCTTCGGCTTTCTTTTTTGCCTCACGTTGCGCGAGGATGTAGTCAGGTACTATCAGAGTCGTCGTCATAATTAACCTTCTGTAGCAGGGCGTGAAGTTCATCAAGTGCATAGGTGAGCCCCTGAATCTCACCTACGGATGCGCGGTAATTTTCCATGTTGGAAACACTACCACTTGTTATAGAGACACTAATGTCTTCTATGCGGTTTTTCAAGGCTTTTCTGTACCTTGAAACAAAAAGAGATACGTCCATTTACTCTCCACAGTCGCAGTCGGGCTTACCACAAGCACATGTAGATCCATGCTCGTTCGGCATGTCCGTCAATGGACCGCCCTCTTCCCATGCTGCACAACTGTTTCTAGCACTGCACATAAACTTAAGCAACTGACAATAACCGATTTCTCCGGTTTCGTCCTTCATACACTGCTGCATATGCTCTGTAATGTTGAATACAGCGCAAACACCGCAGCTTTCTTCTGGATTAACTGCCGGGCCGTACTGATGTTCTTTGATGGCAAGGCGCTTGTTCTCTTCGTTAGTCTCAAGATCCTGCGTGGCAATAGGGCATGCATCCTGCATTTTGTCTACAGGGATGCCATCTTGAATTGCTTTTCCTAGATCAAGCCCGTCAGGGATTAGTTTAATTTCAATTCTCATTGTCCAACTGTCTCCATGCCGTACATATTCAAAATATCATTTAGGTCTGGCGTTCCCGAGCCGTACATGTTCTGATTGTCAGGTAAATTTTCTTCGTTAATAACCGACTGTATCATTTCCCCGATAGTCCGAAAACCGGCAGCTTTAGGATTCTCACCAAAAAGTCCCGTATTTTGTATTCCTGAAGGGGTGCCGAGTCGGCTATCTCTCAAACCTAGGTTCATCTTATCCGTGAGGGTTTCAGATTGATTGGCAGGAGCGGCGAATTGATTTTGAAAATAATCTTGCACACCCAAAATTTGGCCTTGCCCCTTGTCAATCGTAGCTTCGGTTGGACGAGATGAACGAAAGTTAGGTAAACTAACTCCAGACAGTTCGATAGGACCGTTTTTCCCTGCTATAAAAGATCGCCCATCAACCTCAAACACCGAGCCCATCGCTGGAGCAGTGGGTGTCACACGATTACGGATGTCGGCTCTTGTCTCATAGTTAGCTGGGGTCAAAGATCCTATGCCAGCGTTAGTGGTAGGGGCAAGGTTTGGGGAAAACCTTGCCCGAAGAGTATCTACTGCCTGTGCTGCTTGAGCCGCTGCTTGACTTGTATTGAGGCCGCCAAGCATCATACTACCCAAAATGCCGCCACCCGCGCGAGGGTTATTGGGGTTGAATGAGTCAAAACCATCCACCCCCGGCAAGCCATATTCTTGTGTACCTATCTGACCCAACGCCAACCCCGGAAGGCCACCAAAAAGACCCATCGCTCCACGAGCAAGCATTTCACCTATGCCTTGCTTTCGAGCCTGTTCCATCACAGGCCCGTAAACTGTTTGGTAGCCTGCGTCCTGCACTCCTGCACGAAGCTTTCCTTTTTCAGCCGTGTCATAAGCGTCATTGTAACCAATTTGACCCTTTACATTTTGAGGGTTCATGTACTTAGAAAACTGGTTCCTAGCAATACCCATACGAGTATTGAGATCCATATTACCTGAATAGTCGATCTTACTGGGGTCTATACCCAAAACCCGGCTAAAAAAGCCCTCTTTACCATATGGATTCGAGGCAGTAATTCCACGTTGAGTATTAAAAAGACCCTGCATGTCTGCTACAGCTTGGTTCATATTGGTCGAAGTACCAGTGTAGCCCGGGTTGTCAGCGTCGTTTACAAAGTTTCCGCCAAAGGTATAGTCACCAAGATCTCCCCCCGATGCAGCAAAATTAGCCGCAGCAATATCTTGCTGTAGAGATTGATCCATATCCTCATCGGACAGACCAGATGAACCTTGGTTCCAGTTACCCATTACTTAACTCCGGTGAACTTCGTGCCTTGAATTGCTTTACCATAGCCGCCGCAAGCCATATACTTGCCAGCCTTGGCTTCGACAATGTCTTCGGTCTCTGTGACAAGCGGGCGACCTTCACGGTTCATAGGATGATCACGCTTTGTCCGAGGGTCTTTCGGATGAACCTCGCCGTGCTTTTCGTAATACTCATCAAAAGCCTTACGCTTGGACTTTGGTTTTGAAGATGATTTTTCCATTTTTGTTCCAATCTTTGTGTCTTCTCTGAAAATACGCTCGGCATCCTCAAACCGTTTCATACGATCTTGAAGCCCCGGGGAATATTTTTTAATTACATTTGACCCGCCATCCTTGCGGCCTCGAGCCTTTTTCATAAGTTTCTGTGCAGAGGAACGGTTAATACCAAGGTCTTCCGCAAACTGATTTAATCTTACCTTCGCCATTATTGATTCACCGCTCCAGAAAATAGGGTCCGTTGATACGGATCCTGCGAGACAGGTCGTGGACCACCAGTTAAAGAGTAAGTTCCTTCTGGCCCATACATTGGCCCAACGGAAGGGTTATAAAAATCTAACGGCCCCTGTGAAGCGCTTCCAAAGCCGTCATTTCCTGTACCTGTAAAAGTTGGAAGTCTAGGCCCCGGAAGCTGCGTAGGTTGCGTAGAGAGCATACCCACGGTAGGAGCAAAAGGATTGGTATCCATAATTTTATCGGTCTGCCCCGTGCGCCGTAGATAGTCTTCATATGCTTTTTCTTGCATACCGCCCAAGCTACCAGAACCCATCTGACCAAAATAGCGACTCATATAAATATCTTGTGTACCTATTTGAGGCTTACTCATAAAATTAAGATACTCATCTGAGTCAAAAAAACCCTGATCGATATCTGGGACTGCCGGCTGCATAGGTTCATTCGGCGATGGGAAACCGTTCATTAGTGGCCTCGGATCGGGTGCAATACCCGGCATAGGTTCATTTCCACCATACAACGCTTGAGCATCTTTAATAGCCGGAAGTAGGTCGTTTGATGGTAACGTACCTATGCCACCGCTATTACCCTGAAACATATTATTATCAAATATGTCGTTACTAAATATGTCGTTGCTGCCGGTGCCGCCAAGATTAAATCTTTCCTGCGCCTCATCAGAAACCTCAGTTATAAAGGGCTGAACCTGCTGCTGCACAACTTGCTGGGATAAATATTCCTGCAACGGCTGCAAGAACTGAGTGATACCACCCCCAGCCATGCCCGTAGGAAATCCCATTTTCATTGGAGCATACATCAGTCTTCTACCCTAGTTTTGCCATAACTAATTATCTCGTCTATGGTACGACCACAGCCAATACATCTTACACGTTCTTTGTCTAACACACAAATACCCACGCACGGGCTTTTAACCTTTGTGCTCATGACCCATCCAAATCCCAAAAACACCAGTCATAACACCCATGACCACAGACACGAATGCCGACTGAGCAGCAGTCGGAACGTCCAAGGCCATGAACCACTCAGCACAACGCCATGACATTATGGTGCTAGCCAACATCATAAAGCGTGGCAGAATCTTCCATTTAAGAAAAGTCTCTACGCTCACCATAACTACCCAAAGAAAGTCTTGACTTTGTTGCGTTTGTTCATATTCTTTTTATGCTGTCCCGGACGCCGAATGCGCTTGCGACGGATGGGGGTGCTGTCTACTTTTTTAGCCATTACTTTGTTAAACCCTTGGCCTTCTCGAAGCTACGCATCCCCCCAAGCCCAAGCATGCCCAGTAAGACAGTCATCAAGCTGTCCATATCAAACTGAGGATAAGCTACTGGCTCAACGCCCATGTAGGCAGTTACTACATCCATAGTAGGGAAGACCAAAAAGTGAGCGAACAAGGCCAAGCTACAGCACCAGCCAACACTCGGGCGCCAACCCGCCACGAACAAGTTCCGTGACTTGGCTTCTTCAGCATTGATAGCCAACTGACCCTTGGCAAGCTCCTGTGCATGACGCTCCGCCATAGTGGCAATCTCATGCGCCAGCTTGTTCTTCTGGTCTTTGTCTTCAACAAACTTACCGATCAAGTCGGTAGCCGGACCTATTAGTGCTTGGAGCATCTTTTACGATTCCTTTCAGCCTGCTCTTTAGTCGTGCGATTGTGCATGTCCCACATGATCACTGTCCACGGTTCCTAGCTAGCCCGGCCTGTGTGTTGATGCGATAGATATTCACATCATTCCGGTCATCCGCGATACCCTGTTGTGTTTGCATCCGCTGCATGGCTAGGTTAGCTGCCTGTTGCAACTTAGCCTGATCAATTTGGAAGTCCATTGTATCGTTCTGCATCTTGCGCTGAACTTCCAGTTGATCGATCTCTAGCTCCTGCTTGCGGATTTCTACAAGCGGATCAGGCTGCTGTGCCGGCATTAAGAGCGGCGCTAGCTGCTCCAGTGTTTCAGCCGTTTGCTGTGCAACCATAGCCTCAACTACGTTTGGATCAATCTGTGGGATTGGTTCGCCGGCCATTTGTGCCTGCTGCATAGCGTTTTTAAACACTTCCTGCACAATGTCCCGAGCAAACAGAGAAACATGATCCTGAACATGAGACTGCAAAATCAAAAACGCCTGTGGGTTAGCTTGAATAGCCGGGGACTGAATCATAGATGCGTGTACACGAATGTGCGCCCTATGATCTTGCTGTGGGAATGCCTGTGACGGCGACCCTTTCAATGCAGCAGAGTTCTCCTTTGCAGGATCCATGGGCTGTGGCGGCTGCGGTGCTGGCAGAATTGCATCAATGTTCTTTACATCCAACGCATCATACATCCGGCGATAGGCTTCATACTGATTGTGAAGCTGCGGCGCTGCCTGAGCCAACTGAAGCTGAGTCTGCGCCAAAGACAAACGCTGAGACATTGAGAAAATGTTCGGGTCAGACACTGGTAAGATGTCAATCCGCCCATCAAAGTCCTGCTGCATAATCTCTGGGGGAATGTTCTGCCCAACAAAGTAAGGATAAGGCATCGGGTTACTGGCAAAAACCTCCGCCAGCATTCTAAACTCTTGCTTCTGTGCGTAGTGCAGACGCTTGTGAATGCTAGAGATTACCTTTGAACCCTGCTCAATTAATGCAACCGTAGTCCCAACAGGAGCCTGTGAGTTAACATCGGCTACCTTTGAGTCTGCCACCTGTGCAAAACGACGACCAGAATCTACAATTACACCAAGAAGCTGGGCAAGTGTAGCTGACGGCTCTTTGTAAGGCAGCGGGATAATAGAGTTTTTAAGATCGCCGCCGGGAGCGTCAATGTCACGGAACTCGCCGGGGGACAGCGGCTCATCGTCATTACGAATACGAACGCCCCTAGCTTTAAATCCAGCCGGCAGGTTCGACAAAGTTCCCGCATCAATTAACTGACGCAAAATCGAGGTCGCCGCACGAGACAACCCACCGATTGTGTGCAGAAGACCAAAGCCGTAGAACCCAAAACCCGGCAAAAACTTATAGTGTGTGAAATATTGTCTGCGACGCCTTAAGGGATCCGCTTCACGATAGCTTCTAACAAGGCTAAGAACTTCTCCAGAACCTTCATCAATGGTAACAATATAAGGTAACCGAATGCCCGTGGGATCGCCCTGCATGTCAGTATCTTCAAACCCCTCAAGGTCGAGATCAACGTGGACTTCATATAATGTATAGACATCGTCCCCATAGTTAGGACGTATTCCCGTAAGCTCGTTAGCACGGTTATGAATTTTTCCTTCATCTTCGCTCTCTTCAACTGGTGAAATATTTACGTCTTTGTAAATCCCTGCAAACTGCAGTTTTCTAATTTCGTTTTCAGTCATGCGGAAAACATGAGTTACCCGTTCTGCGGTGCGTAAGTCAGACGCAGTGTAGGGTACAATCAAATCTTCTGCAGGCACAAACTTTGACACAGCGCGTTGTTTTGTGGGGTCAAAGTATACTTTCTTAAATGTAGAACCAGTCAGTGGCAGATAGTAAAGCATCTGATCAGTGTCTGGATCGAACTCTTCCATTACCTCAGTAATCTGATAGTTCATAAAATCTTCAACACGCTGCGCCTGATCTTCCGTCTCTCTGGTTGGTGTGCCAAGAATTTGTGTCTTAACAGGGCCGCCAGAAGGTAGCATTTCTTTATACGACTGTGCTTGAAACTGCGTTACTGCTTCAGACAATAGTGGGTGATGCACCCCAGACGCCCCCAAGAAAGGCGCGGTCCGCTCTTCATAGTTAATACCAAGAAGCCCCAGACCTTTTGAAATAGCTTCTTCCCACTCATCGCGGGAATCTTGGTCTTCTTTAATTTTAGCCCGTAGATCAGACGAAATTTCCTGCAAAACGGAATCATCTAAGACCTCAGCAAGATTGGCATTGTGGTCATACTCCTCAGTCTGAACCTCGACCATCTCTTCTTCACCTGCAATCTCAATGCCCGGTGGTAGCTCGTCCTCAAAACCCGGAAGTTCAACCTGCATTTCTTCAGGCATTAAGTCAGATGGGCCGCCCGGGCCCATTGCCATGTCAACCATTTGTGGGGGTAGTGCCATTAAAATGTTCCTTTAAATGTTCCGCCACGAGCTTTTAGTACAGCCCCGCCTTGTTTTTTACCCTTACTCTTGGACTCTTCCTCTATTTTTCTAAGCTTGTACGGAACATAACCTAAAGCTCCGGCTCCAAGTATTGCAGTCCCGTGTGCCCCATAATTTATTATATCCTGAAGATGCGGCGCTACCATTGCTACAACATCAGCAGCGGATGTATTTTTTATGTTCTTGTTTTTTTTCTTCTTCGGTGTTTTAGGAGCTTTAGGTGCCATTAGAATGTTCCTTTAAATGTTCCGCCACGAGCTTTATGTACGGCGCCGCCGCATTTTTTACTCATATAATATTTGCCTGAACTCGCTCGCTCAATGCCTTCATCCTGCCCACGCTTACGTCTGTGCGTTCGCTGTATCTCTTTGTGGTCTGGCATATTAGTAATAGTGTTTTTACCATCTGTGAGTTTTTTGCCAATTGCTGGGCTAATCTTAGGTGCCGGCGTAGGCTTCTTGCTGTAGTTATCAGAACCTTCTTTTTTGTTTTTCTTTTTTAGTGGTGAACGAGGCGCCATTAGAATACTCCCTTAAATCTTTGTGGACGGGCAATAGGGCTAAAGCCCTTAACCATGCCGCCCGCTGCTTTGCTGTTAGCAGATTTGCTCCATGCTTCCCACTGCTTATCCGTAAGCTTGGTCACATCTTCTTGCGCTATTTGCCTTATTTGTTTCATTGTACGTCCGTCAATGCGAACTTTGTCTTTGTCAGACATTACATTACCCTCCTAGCCATAGCACCAATGCCGCCACGGACATCAACGTGACCGCCCTTATTGTAAGCGCTAGGCACTTTTTTGGCAATGTCTTTTGTTTTTCCTGTTAGCTCAATTACGCGGGCAGGGCGTTTAATGTCACCAAACGGCTCTATTTTATTTTCTCTTGGGTTATATAAACCAAACGGTTTGTTTTCTACAGTAACACCTTCCGAAACTAATCGTTGTAATCCTGCGTCCAGAACATCACCGTAGTTTGTTTTGAAAGCTCTGTATTTTTTGGTTTGCTCTCTACCCGTGTCAAGAAGACCTTGAATTGTGTTTTTCATTATACCTACGTCAACTAAATCCTCCGCAATGTCGGGGTAATACTCACCTAATTCCTCACCACGGGCGTATGATTTTAATGTGGTTTTTGCAAACTGATCTGAGGATGTGTTTGAAGGCATTAATTCAACTATTGCTTCTTTTTGTTTTGGGTCTTCAATGCTATCTATTATTTCTTTTATGTCTTTTACAGGAAGATAGTTTTCGTCAGGTATATAATATGACCCCTCTTGTGTGTGAAAATCCGTTTGTTTTTTTACTGCCTCATCTATTTTGGTCGCTACATCTGTGTAAATGGGAATGGTTACGTCAGTGTTTGTACCGATTGTAAACTCAGTGCTATCTAATCTTCCCGGCATAACAGACATGTCCGCCCAATCAGGCACCACAACTCCGTCTAAACCAAGTTTTTCAGCTTCCCGCACTGCTGCACGAAGAGCAAATTGATTAAATGCGTTTTGTGTTTTAAACGGAACGTCTTGTATATACCCTGATGTACCACCAGAGCGGATGGTTTTGTCTCGAAGCTGAAGAACGTCAGCAACATTTTCTATGCCGCTTTTCTGAAGAACGTCAGTATAAAAATCCTGCTTTGCCTCCTGTATGTCGATATCAGACGGACGTAGTCCGTCAATTTCACTAAGACGCTTTTCTGCAGCATTAAAGTAGTTCTTTTTGTCCAGCCAGTTTTTAAAGTTGGTGCCTAGCGTTCTAGCGCCAGTGAGCGAAGACCCCGGTGCGTTACCCATGTAGTCAAGAACATCATTTACCACAGCCTCGGCAGTCCTGCGAGTATCATTAGTGCCTATGTTGTTAACGCGCGAATATCCACGCATGTTTTTATATGGAAATTTACCTGAACCTATTTGCTTGTCTGTGGCTTTGTACTTTTCAACAAGATCGTTTACTGTTTTCTCATACCAGCCGTCCGGTAGCGCAGCCAAGACTTCGTCGCGGGACAGTTGCGAACGAGCATTTTGAACCTTTTTACCACTTAGACCAATAACTATACTTGAGTTGTCCCCCTCAACACCCTTTAAAAATGCTTTGGTAAGGTCTTCCGAATAACGGGTAGCATCTTCTAACACTCTATTCATATCAAAAACGCCTTCAATTTGCTGAAGTTCGTCAAAAAGCGCTTCCTTCTGGAATTCAGCCAAGGTGTCTTTTTCCTTAATCATTTTACGCAACATGCCGGGCATGGCCGAGCCTATGCCCGCGTCAGACATCGCCTGTAAGCGCGATACTGCAGTTGCGTTTGATCGTCGCCACATCTGGGTGAGGCTATCTCTAAGAACTGTGTTACTTGTGGTGTTGTCATCCCCTAAAAGTCTTAATAAAAACTCTTCTACCTGCTCCGGAGTTTTGCGATCAGCAAGCCCTTCGTTAAGCGCACGAAGAGCGATATCAAATCTATTGCGTGACTCCGCTCTTTGACGAGATGGTGCGCCGTCTGCACGAAGACCTAAACGATATTCCCCTTTTCCTTGAATTTGCCGTGCTTCCTCGTCTAGTTGCGTTGCTGTTTTTTCCATTTGGGAATAGTTAGATTTTTCTAGACTTGTATCTATCTCCTTGAGAGCCAGTTTTTCGCCCGGGGTCAACGGTACACGCTGATCCTGAATCATTCTCCGGGCATATGATGTGTCACGCCCCTCCGCCAGATCGGTTAAACCTCTAATAAGATCAGCCTGAAACTCGTTTAGGCTCATGTATCTCCGACCGGAATCCGGGTTGTACGGATCCGGTACGATGCTAAAACGCACCTGACCAAAGAAACCACTAATGTCATCTTTGAAATAGTCGTGACCCGGCACACCTTTTAGCTTTACACCACCAACCTGAGCACCTTTTCGGTTGCCAAACACAATAACGCCGTGCCCGTCAGGGGCTGCAGCGTCAGTAACGCCGTCGGGCGTTTGATAAGCAAGACTTGGCACACCAGCAGTCTGCAGGTCTGTTTCCATGACAGTCTTAACATCAATACTAGGCGCCACAGTGTCAAAAGTTTCGATTAGTTCTTCCCGCGAAAACTTTTTATCCGCATTCTTTGAAAAATAATCCACTAAACCATACTGCTGAAGTTCAATGTTTCTGCGATTACTTAACTGCTTACCTACCTGCTCTATCACAGACGACCCGGCTATACCCCCGGGAGGAATATCCATTTTTTTCAAAACATCAAGAAGTGGTGAATGTGCATCGCCAATCATCGATGCACCCTCTTCACTAATCATGTAGGTTTCCGGATTAGGGGCTAATGTCTTTTTAATCTTTTTTTCTTTAGGGCTGGCCCTGTACTGGTTTATCAGTTTGTACTGAGCGGACTTTTCTGCATACTCAAACTTGTCCTGACTTGGAAAATCTTCAGGATTTAAAATCCGGAAGTCAGGGAAAAAACTCTTTATATCTTCCGGAGTGTTGATATCGCCCTTAGAAATCAAGTCAACAAGTCTAGCGTCCGTGGACCCTGTACCACGAGCCTCATTTAACATTACAGAAGTTTCTGGGACAGGAGCCTTATCCATAGGAAACGTGGTCCGTGGATCAGGAGCCACCGTCACAGGGTTCAACTGCGGTCCGTTCGGAGGAAAAAAATCATTATCCCTGAGCCCCGATACAAGGTCCTGAAGTCCACGGCCCACTTTTGGCGCTAAGGTTGCAACCTTAGCATATAACGCGCCGGGAGCCAGAAACCTGCCAGCCATCTCTGGACGAAGTTCCCCCTGTTCATCAAAGAACTCGTCAGAAAGCTCTACACCAGCTTTTGCTGCAAGGCCCGATGCACCAAAATCTTTTGCAAACTGACTTACATTTTCACTGACTTTAGGATTTGTGGCATAAAGAACGGGGTTTAAAATGGCTGAAGCAGGCTTCGCTAAATCCCCCAGTAACCCGGGAATGCCAAAAACCTCTTCCTTAGCAAGACCAGTAGCCATCTGGGATAGCCGGTCCACCATACCTGATCCAGCCTCAGTGAGATTTTGCATGCGCTTGGAAAAACCAGCGGCTCTTTCCGCCTGTTGCTCATCTATACTTTTATCTATATAGCGCTTTGCCATTAATAGTATTCTCTTTTACGAGGTGGGCCCCAGTCTTCAAGCTCTTCGCCGTCCAAACTAATGAAGCCGCCCTGCCGAAACCGCATAACAGCCATCGTCATACTGTCGCAGTAATCGTCATGATCTCCATTTGGAAACGAGGCAACTTCTTCTATTACTTCTTCAGCGAATTTACGTTCAGGATACCATACTTTTCCAGATTCGAATATAGGGGCAACCATATGCATACGGGTTGTTTTGTCCAACCCACCCCCGCCTTTGCGCCGGCCCGGAGCAAAGGTAGTAACCGGCAAATTCTGCAGACGTAACTCGTCCGCTAGCGGCATACCAGAAGCCTTCGCCTCAATTAACATCATGTCCGGTTCCCAATACTCATTTTCCTCTAAAGCAATCGCTTTTAACTCAGGAAAATTCCAGCGACCCTTCTTCGCATCAAGCAAGATCAGATGCTGATCCCCGTCCTCACGAGGCTGAAACACACCCCATGTAGTAATAGCAGAGTAGTCAGCCGTCTCTTTTTTGCTGTACGCCGTATCGTAAGACTGAATCACATACTCTAGCTTAGGGGTGTCTTCTCGCTCCCACACGTTCCACCATTCACGTTTCACTAATGCTGTAACGTCAGATGTAGGATTTTGTTGCCACTGGGCATTCCACTTTCCGGGAGACAGTGACGCCTTTACCTTAAGTAACTCTTCCTTGGGCCAGAATTCCGGCCACAGTGGTTCCCCCGATGGCATAATCGCAGGGAATTCTACTACCTCCCATTGGTCAGTCATGGTGTCCACGCCCTGAGCCTGCAGTAACCTGCCCGTAATGTCTTTCTTAGACCACCGCGTCTGGACAATAATGATGGCACCGCCCGGCTGCAGACGCTGTCTTGGGCCAGATGTGTACCACTCCCACGCATTATCATAAGCACTAGGGGAAAGTGCGTCCTGCTCCGAGTGAGGATCGTCAATAATTAACAAATCCGCGCCACGACCAGTCATTGCAGCGCCCACCCCAGCCGCAAAATATTCCCCGCCAGCGCTGGTCTCCCAACGACCGGCTGCTTGGCTGTCCTGTTTTAGGTCCGTATTGGGAAAGATCTCCCCATAAATAGGGTCGGCGATCAGATCTCGGACCTTGCGTCCAAATCTTACAGCAAGTTCCGTATTCATGGTAGCTTGAATAATTTTTAACTTTGGATTCCGGCCCAAAAACCAGCTAGGCATAAGATACGAAGCAAATTCTGATTTAGAATGCCGGGGTGGCATGTTTACAATCAAGCGTTTTAATTCACCACGCGCGATTTTTTCTAGCTTTTCTGCAATGATAATATGATGCCGGCCTTCAATGAAGCCATCATATACATGATGGACATACGGCATAAACTGTTCTTGGGCTTTATCGCGTGTCTCTAGGCGCTTGCGCTGTTCTTCCAGCAGCAAAACTTCCTGTAACACTTCTTTTGGCAGAGCATCTAGGTTCATGGTCCAAACGATAATACATTCGAATGAATTTATCAATCAGTGTATTATACAGCCAATCAGTAACACCACACCCCAAAAATAAGGGGGTCCCCCCTAACGCGATGCCAAGCTGGTTGCCAATCAGTGGGAGTAACCCCCGACAAGAGACACGGAACGTGTGCCACAAACTCCGTTTGTGGCCTCGCTTTTTTTCAAGTCAGAAATTTGACGTGTCAGAATCTTGACGTGTCAGAATCTTGACGTGTCAAATAGATGACAAAATAATTGTTGCAGTCTGCCCTAGTAGGGGCTATTGTTGATTATGGGATATATCCCATCCATTAACTAAGGAGAGTAGATATGACTGTAAAACCAAACATGGACTGTGAGAATTGTTGGCTGATCGTGAACGAGTTCGAGGGCGACTATGCCTGTGACGAGTGCGCTGCTGACGCAGAAGAGAATGAATAGTAAACAATCGGGGCGGCTGCGGTCGCCCCAACCATCAACATCGGAGGTTAATATGACTGACAATTATTACAACATCGAGAGCAAGCTTGATATCCTATCGGCTGCTGTGCGGATCAATGAACTGGCAAACAAGTCTGACAGTGTTAAGACAAGAGATGCTAACAGCATCGTTACAAGAGTTGTGCTGGCTTATGTCAGAGGCGAAGTGTTCGAAGAGGCGCAAGTCACAGAAGATCCTGAGCCAAAGACAGAGCTAAACAAGCGGCTTGGTGTATCAGCGCAAAAGCTAGTCAAGGCGGAGCAGTTCTTACGCCAAGGCTTCAAGTCTCGTGTGCAGATTGCTAATCATCTAAGCATCACAACCGACACAGTAAAGACTAAGGTGCTGCCAAATCTGCGCCGGCTTCACAATGTCGAGCGTGAGCGGTTCGGTGTGACAGGTAAATACAAATACCGCATCGCATCACTAACAGCATACAAATAGCCCATCGCATAATGGCAACTGACCGCGTCACTGCGATGGGTTCTCCCAAGTGTGGCGCGGTCTCTTTTATTGGAGATGATCATGACATATGTATCTTGTGACACCAAAACATACGAGTCGTTTGAAAAAGCGTGTGATAGAAAACTACAAAGCATCGTCGGCTTTGGCATCCACGATTTAGCTGATGCAACATGGCGCGACTATTATGATGCTGGTATGTCACCAATCGATGCAATCCACTGTGCTAACGATGACGCATGGGATGGTGAGTTAAGTGAAATCCTACACGGTTAACAACTGGGGCGGCTGCGGTCGCCTCTTTTTTTATCCCGCCAAACTTCGAAGCGGGAGGCGCAGAGCGCAAGGGACACGGAACGTGTGCCACAAACTCCGTTTGTGGCCTCGCTTTTTTCAAGTCAGAAATTTGACGTGTCAGAATCTTGACGTGTCAAATAGATGACACCATGAACCATGTTCCGTGTGCTATGATCCATGAACCATTAACTTTAACTTGGAGATTTTATCATGGTTCAACTTTCATATGTTTTGTTTATCGATGAGCGTTCTTATCGTGGCGAGCGCGAGTTCTTCACGCGCCAGTTCGCCACGCAGGCGGAAGCCCGCGCGTTCGAGCTCGGGTTGCACGAGGGGTCGCGTTGGGATGTGTTAGACTCTGACACGTTCCACGAAGGCACCCCGCGCGATGAGTCTTATTCGCTCGAAGATCACCATCAGGCGTTCCTCGACATGTGGTCGGAGCGCAACGAACGCGGCGAATGGGCGCATCTTTCCCCGTGCGATCCGCGTCAAGAATCTGAATCACTATAACAGAACCAAACCCGGGCTTTCGAGTCCGGGCTTTTCTTTTATGGTCGCCCCTGACAGACAAGGGGCGCAGGCTGGGCGCGCAAAGCGCAAAGATCCAAGGCATTTGAACCATGAACCATGGTCTTTTGACAGAAAAAGGGCGCAGGCCAGACGCGCAAATGAATATAGAACCATCTGCCAAGGTGCACGATGCAAGAACCAAGGAAACCTGAAACAGCCGAAAAGCTTTAATCTGGGACAAATAGTAGTTTTTCCCATTTCCATGCGTTTCTTTTTTATTGCATTGGCTGGGATTTTATGGGATTGTTATTTATTAGGTTAAAACATAATCATTTGAGGGGCTTACAATGAAACCACAAAACTCGATCATATACAAAGGCGCGTCACTTATAGACGGCTCGCCCATTGTCGTTATTGCTATTGTTAAAAGCAGCAATCGCAAAACCGGCGACATGGTGCAAACCTACATTTTAAATGATAACGGCCTTGATCCAATGTTGAATAGCAAGCTAGGCAATGACTTTTCAATCTGCGGAAATTGTAAACATAGAGGCGAAGCATTAACGCCGGCGCATCCAGAATTCGGCAAATACAAAATGGCAAAAGGTCGGACATGTTACGTTGCATTATTCCAAGGCGTTTTGATCACTTGGAAACACTATATGAAAGGCGGATATGAAACGGCACAAGGTCATGAAGCTATAGCTGCATTGGGTGCCGGTCGTATGGTTCGAATAGGTACATATGGCGATGGCGCAGCGGTTCCGTCATATATTTGGGACAGTCTTTTATCACAAGCTAAAGGCCATACCGGCTATAGCCACCAGTCAGGCTTGGTTGAAGTTGATCCAATGCTTTATATGATCAGCGCGGACACAGAAGCAGAAGCCCGCCAAGCTTGGCAATCAGGCAAGCGGACATTTCGCGTTATACAAAAGACAGACGAACTTATAAAAGATTCAGAAGCTTTATGCCCCGCTAGTAAGGAAGCAGGCCGGCGGGCAACGTGCGACACTTGCAAGCTATGCGCCGGCGCATCAGTAAAAGCAAAATCAATAGCAATCGTTCAACACTAAGCCTCGAGAGCCAAGCGGTTTATGCCGCTTGGCTTTTTTCATTTACGGCTAGGGCATAGGCTCGCAGGCGCGCAGGGATTTCAGACATGACGCATTCACAAATCGGATCAGGCCATTTTGCGCGAGGCTCGCAGAGCGCAAGCGCGTCTGACGATGGAAAGAGAAGCGCAGATTTGCTGCCTGTCTCACGCATTAGGAAGAACGACAACCCGCCGCACCTATCATGCGAAAGATGCCATGCGATCTGTGATTGTGAGATTCGGACGCGGTTCTTGATAATAACTTTTAATTCCACCCAACAAGCTACACCATCCATGACGAGGTATACATCAGGCGCACCAGTTCCGGTTCGGTTTTCAATCCTGTTCCAATGCGATTTTTTCGGCAGGGCTTGCTTGAATGAGTTCCAAAGGTTTTGTTCCGGTTTGGGCATGTTCGATGGCCTCGCCTTCTATGAATGCTGCGGGGTGATTCTTTCGGATTTCGGAAAGCCGCGCTATAATTTCTTCTCTACTGAGTTTGTCTATCTGGTGAATGTGGTTTTGCTCTCGCCTGTCAATTGTAAGACCGCCAAGCGCAGACCTTATCTTTTCAGCGTTGATGGCGGCAGAGAATTGACCAGATTCTTCAGCATTTCTAGAAAGATCAGACAGTCGTTTGAGTTGACCAATGAGCGTCACGCCGTATTTGCGTTCTTTTTCTTCACGAAGTTGTTTGACCAGTTCGACAACATGCGGAAAATCCCTGCCGTTCAGAAACAGGCTCGCAGTCTTAGCGGCTTGACCTTCAGCATAGCCGGCCTTGCGGGCGCACTCCGCGTTGGAGTAAATCCCCTCAACAATATATTTAGCAAACTCGCGCTGGCGGTTTGTCAAAATCTGACCGTTTGGTCGGCCTACCGTTCTTTTTTCGTCCTGTTCCATAATTGCTATTATAGTTCCTGTCATATTTTATTAAAGTATAAACAAAGAAATATCGGGAAAAAGTCAGACTCCGACAGTATCAAGTGTAACGAGTGTAACCACAGTGTAACGAGCAGCCTTAATGATTACAACAGTTTAACCCTACTCGTTACGCCGTTACGCTCGTTACGCCTATTTTACAAAAATAAAAAGCAAGTCAAAAAAATATCACAGAAACACTATGTAGCGTGTTTTTTTGCTTTACATAGCTGGGATTCTATAGGATTATTCCTAGACAACCTAACAAGGAGCATGGATCATGGATCGTGAATCAAAGACTAGATCAACGGCAATTCGCATTCAGTATGTGTGTGATGATTGCGTGGGTCATGGTTATGTGCCTGTCAGTGACAGGGAAGTTAATGCTTGTCCCAAGTGTGAGGGGACAGGTTTAACGAGTCAGCCAGCGGTGTCTGGTTGGTATGATGATGTAGTTTATGTAAAGGGGCAAAGATATGTCAGAGGTTAAGGGATTTTTGGGTAGGGAGTTACCATTCAAATGTATCGTGGGCGATGAGCCGGAGGTCTGTGAAAACATATTCAGTGGTCAGAAGGTGGGTTTGCCTGCCGATGCTGTCGCAGTTTATGACGTTATCATGGGTTCTCAATTGATAGCTGAGAAAACCGATGATCCGAAGCTGCAGGAAAAGCTATATGAAGAAGTTCGTAAGGGCTGTCGTTGGTTCATGAAGCACGAGCCACATGCCTATATGGTTTTGTTGGATTAGGGGGTGTATTGCTAATGGAAGAATTACCATTTGACCATGAGCCTAGTTTAAATCATTGGGCAAAATGTATTGCGGATGATGACATAGCCACTGGATACCACACAAACTGGGATTATGCTTATGAACAGGCATGGCATCAGCTTGATGCTGATTACAATTATAATTACGAATATCAATGGTGGTAGGGGGCAGTAGGATGGAAAAGTTTATTGTGAAGGCCAGAAGGATTGCTTGGCATGAGGATGAAATCTGGGCGGCAGATGCTGATGCTGCAAAAACATTGTTTTTAAAACAATGGACACAATTCCCTAATTATTGCCCATCGACAGAAGTTGATGACGAGTTAGACAGGATAGATATTGAGGAGGTGGAATAATGAAAAGCTATCTTGTGGAAATAAATGCGGTGGTCTGGAAACAGATCGAGGTTCGCGCTGAGTCGGTCGAGGCCGCAGATACAATGGCGCATGAGTTGTTCAATCTGGCTGCGGACGGTTGTCCGGAGCGGTATGACCAACAGACCCAGATGATTTGGGAAGACGACTCGACAAACATTCGTAATTGGAAGGAGGTAATGTGATGAAATATTATGTTGGAAACATAGACGAGCAGTATGGTGAGTTCGAGGTTCAACAATCCATCCTGTTCGCAACCGCTGGTGATCCTGATGAAGTGATGGAAGAGATTGCCAAAGATTGGTACGGCCTCGATGAGCATGACTCTTTCGGTTTGCCGGAAGGTATGTACTGGAACTGTGGCGAAATGGCCTATGGGGCTGGTCGTCACTACGAGGTGACCAAGGCCACCTATGATGAATTGAAAGACAAGCGTGTCTTCACTGAAATGTGGGAGGATAACGAACCTCAGTGGGATAGAACCCCGAAGGCTTTTGAGGAGAACAGTGATGACTGATGATCGTTTAATTCATGTCGATGAAGAGGTTCGCAGGACTATGCGCGAGTTCGGAGATGCGATATTCGAGGAGGTTTCACAAGCGGAGATCGATGCGAAATGGCGCGAGTATCAGAAGGTGAAAGCCTTTCAACTGGAGGGGATAAGTTATGTGCCAAAGTTTTAGCATCAAGCACGGAAGTCCAATGGATCGTGGATCGGCGGACAGGTACTATGGTCGCTCTTTCAATCCCCACTGGTATCCGGAGGGGACAGGCAAGGGTCAGAGGATCATGCTGCAAGACATGACACCGGATGAGATTGTTGCCTATACTAAGGGCTATAATGAGGAAGAAGATCGAAAGGATTGGGGATGACCAAAGCTGAGTTAATCAAGGCCATTCATGATCTCGTGCATGGCAAGGACATTATGTATCAGGTCATCGATGAGGACATCGATGATTCTGAAGAGCTAACAGTTTATTTTAATGGAGTTGGGGATGAGTAAATCATTTGTGTTAACCAGACTATGCACCCACTCGTTTAAACCAGAAGGCGTTATGTTTTTTACTGGCACATCATTCACGGTGTACAGTCAGGTGCGTAGAGTCGGGAATATCGAGCGCGAGGTTACGCGGATTCATGACGGCCATCACAACAACGGTGGTTGGTGGGTCGAAGGCACAGTATCTGAGGTCATGGAGATAATCATGCGAGGCAAGGATGCTTAGTGATGATCAGGTCAAGGAATTGTTAAAGGTTCCGGAAGTAAAAATGAGCAAGGAAAAAAGGCGTCAGGTTCGCAAGGATGTTGAGACCAAGAAGATGGCTTTTGTTCGCGAGAAGATTAAAAGAAAAATACATCAGGAGATGTATTCAAAGACAAACCGCGCATACAACGGTGGGACAAGCAAAGGTATCGTGGATCGTGGTTCGTAAAAAAAGGTATGTGTTCGACATTGCAAGGTTCATCGAGGTGAAAGCACCGCACAATATTTCGGTCGAAGATCTCGAAGACCTTGTCAATGAAGAGGCTCTCAGAATGATTGAGAGTGGAGACATACGATGGACACCTATAATAGAAGAGGAAATAAACTAATGAGTGATTTACCAAAAGACTTTAATGAATGGACTTTGGACGAGAAGTCCGCCTATTGGGACGAGCAGCGGGAGCAAGAGCGTGGTGATCGGCAAGGTAGACTTGACCAATTGTCAAAAGAGCAGCGCGAGGCGGTGAGGGAAGCCTATAATGCAATCAGTGGTGCGTTGCAAAGCCTGCATGAATGTCAGGATTTGTGGATGTCTGATGTAAAAAATCTGGATAACAGCATGTGGCAGCTACGCCGTCAGTTTAATCTACAGGAGGATTAAATGGGTAAGGTCAAAGCTATGGCTATGCAATTAGAAGAAGATTTTCTTGACACGGCAGAGTCAATCATCGGAGAATGTGAGACATATGATGAGTTTGTAAGAACCATGGAGCCACATTTTAGAAAGCTGCCACACTTAGACATGAATGAAATACATGACATGGTTGGAGAAGCGTGGGGCGAGTATTGGAGCAAGTATGTGTAGTCAAAGTAAGATCATCGTTCAAGGTGATGGCACATTTGCCAAGCGGATTGCAGCAGGGAAATGTCCTAAGTGTAAAACGAGTGTGACATCTTTCACGCATAGTTTTGATCAGGGTGATTACTGGGAATGCATAACTTGCGGCCTGAAGATGAAGCATGAAGATTTAAAATAGTTTGTAAGGGGAGCAGCTATCCTCCTCAAGGGCGACAAAGACAGCGTCCTTCAACGCCATAGATGCCAAGACAGATTGCCCCCTAGGTCTTATTTTCAGTGGTCTGTATAACTGGTCAACCCGTGCTGCTTTAAATGATATGACGGGAAATTTATGGAATGTCTTCTTAACTTACGGAGGGACTAATGACTGAAAAATTATTAACACGAACTCAGACTAAATATAACAAAGTAAAACAGTATGAAGTTTGCTTGGTGGTTGAATGCAAAGTCTTTAAAAAAGTAAGGGCTGGCAACAAGGCCGAAGCAAAACAGATTGCCATGAACAGGCAGTTACAATTTAACCGCCGCCTGACTCAGGCAGGGTACATTATCGGCGACATAGATGTATTTGACGCCGTAGAGTCATAAGATTTTACAATTTATCCCAACTAAGATATCATGAAGGAGAGTCAACCATGATGGAGAACGAAATGCACACGCATTTAATGCCAAATGAAATAGACATAGCGTCTATTCCACCGCGCATGGAATGGAAGGAAGCTGTGTCTGTTATCGAAAGCCTTGTGCAGCAGCACATGGACAAAAGTAAAACCGAAGACGACATGGTCTTCAGAGCGTGGAACAGGATACAGGCGGGATGAGTATAAAACTCAGAGACCCAAACTGGTCACAGATTCGCAGGCATGATGTGATTCCTGACAAGCGGGAAGAAATGAAGAAGGCTGCAGACAAACAAGAAATGTGTGCTACACATTGCCCTCGCTGTCACGCCGTGCTACGAACAATGTTCGTGCATGGGCATGAACAGTGTACCGTGTGCCATGCAATCGTTGAAGACTGTTGTCAGGGAGCTCCTTTATGAGCGAAGAACAAAACGTACTATCCTTCCCGCTGCATCGTGTGACACGGACAAAAGACCCCGTGCCCATGGTATGTGAGGTAGCGGGGGAAACATTCAAAGACATAATCATTATGGGCGAGAACAATGAAGGCGTGGTTCAGATGATCACGACTGTGTCTGACCCGGCTGAAATACTTTGGTACATGGAGGCTGCTCGTTTTGGTATTATGACAGGGAGCATTGAAGATGAGTAATAAAGATGACAAAACAGAAACAGTACACAGTCAATCTGACAATAACATCATCGAATTTCCCCAACCATCCACACTTGGCGGTGCTGGTAGCGAAGAGAATGTGGGAGATGAGTCACCACCCCTCTTCTATTTCGAGCCTGAGTGGGATACCGGCGGAGACGATTCAGCGGCTTAGTAAGCTGGAGCAATGGAGTAGGCTGGCGCGGAATGTGTGGATAACAGGATTCCACGGCCCCTTCCTACTATCTGATGAAACCGAAGAACTGATGAACGGCGCTAGGTTTGAAGATGACCCAGTCGCTGCTAACGAGAGGGAAGCCCAATACAGGCCGATGTATTATATGTCTAGTTCTGCATCATCTGCTTTGAGTTGGCTTTAAGATACACATGTTTAATTATAAAACGGAGCCCTATGCACATCAGCATGAGGCTTTGCTGAGAAGTCATGACAAAAAGAATTATGCTTACTTCATGGAGATGGGCTGTGGTAAATCGAAGGTACTACTCGACAATATCGTATGGCTACATGAGAATGAAAAAATTGACACGGCAATCATCGTGGCACCTAAAGGGGTATACCGGAATTGGGAAAGCTCCGAAATTCCCATTCATTTCCCAGAAGCGATTGACCATGAGGTATATGTATGGAATCCGAACCCAAACAAGACCGTTGCCAAACGACTATCAGGTGCCGTGCAGGAGCGTTCAGTCCTCCGCATCCTACTGGTTAATGTGGAGGGTTTCGCAACACCTAAAGTTCAAAAATACTTGGATCTTTTCACACAAGATAGCACGTTCCTTCTTGCAATTGACGAGTCCACAACAATCAAGAATCCGAAGGCCAAAAGAACTGCAGCGTTACTTAAAATTGGTAAGAATGCGGCCTACCGGAGAATCCTGACCGGATCCCCTGTTACGAAATCACCGCTGGACTTGTACGCGCAGTGTGCCTTTCTCGATACAGATCTTCTGGGCTTCCATTCTTACTGGTCTTTCCAGAATCGGTACGCGATGGTGCGGACGCAGCGCATGGGGTCGCATAGTTTCCAACAGATTATAGGCTACCGCAATCTTTCGGAGTTGACTGACAAACTGGCAGGTTTCTCATACCGTGTGACCAAGGAAGATGCTCTTGACCTACCGCCAAAGATATACACGACAAGAGAAGTGGCGCTGACTGATGAACAGTGCCGGCACTACAACAGTCTCAAGAGCGCAGCAATTGCCCTGCTCGAAGACGGCGAACTGGTCACGGCATCAGAGGTAATGACAAAGCTGCTTCGTATGCAACAGGTTTTGTGTGGTCATCTGAAGACAGACGATGGCGAACTGGTAGAAGTTAAAAGCAACAGGTTGCAGGCCATGCTTGACACTATCGAAGAAATGACGGGCAAGGTAATCATTTGGTCTAGATTCAGGTACGACATAAAAGCTATTGTAGCTACTTTAGCTAAAGTCCATGGACCGGGGAGCGTGGTAAGTTATTTTGGGGACACGACAGATGAACAACGTCAAGACGCTATAACGTCATTCCAAAAAGGTGATGCAAGATTCTTTGTCGGCAACCCACAAACAGCAGGCTATGGCTTGACCCTGACCGCAGCCAACAACGTAATCTATTACGCTAACGATTATAATCTAGAGACCAGAATGCAGTCGGAAGATCGTTGCCACCGTATCGGGCAGAACAAAAGTGTTTTGTATGTCGATCTGGTTGTCCCGGGAACAGTGGATATAAACATAGCCAAGTCCCTTCAAAGCAAGATCAATCTTGCGGGGGCGACTCTTGGTGAAGAAGTGAAGAAATGGCTTCAGGTTTAACACCGTTGAATCTGCGGTTGCCGGCGTTTTGTTCTGACGATTGTTTAATATTAAATTGATGGGGGTAAAGGTGACATTCTTTGGTTTCGATATCAACATACAGCAATCGGACACCAAGTTTCTTTTGCTTGGAGCCAAGAGTGCGGCTGATGATGCTACCGTCTTCTCGCCGGCTTGCTTTTTTAACATCGAAGTAAAGCCACTCACCTTTTGGAGACAAAGCAACAATGTCAATGGGGCCTTGTTCCATAGTTTGTGTGTAAGTGTAACAGCCTTGAGACAGAAGCCAATCGACTGCAATAAGTTCACAGCGTTTGCCTTCTACATTTCGAAAGTTGGGTTTTTTCATAAAAAAATCCTTTTAAATCCCAGCTATTTGTGTAATCTTACACGAAGGCTATACATTAACAAGGAGTAAATAGTGGACAACGCTAAATACAAATCAGTGGCTGTGCCGAATCAGGTTCATAAAGTTTTAAAACATCTCGCGCACCTAGAGGGGCGCACGATGGGAGGTCAAATGTCACATATTGTACGAGAGTACAACGCTGCTGTGCGTGGGCGCGGAGACGTTGAAGCGTTTGGCAAACACCTTGAGAGAATAAAAACAGTTGACACAATAAAAGTTAGTAAGTAAAACGAAAGACCAATCCCGAAGGGGATAAACTTTAAACATGGAGTGTGAACGATGAACGATGTGTTTTCGTTATTTGAAGAAGAGGCCGCTAACGCCAAGGCATTTGACCAAGTTAGTGAAGAAAGTACAACCCGCCTATCCCGTTTGATCCGACAGTCACAAGCTGTAGACGATGAGATTAACAAGACGGAAAGTTTTCTTAAAGACCTGAAAGCCAAGAAGCGAACTATTGACGAGGAAGATATTCCGTCGTTGATGGAAGAGCTTGGCGTACAAAGCTTAACAGTAGATGGCAATAAAATCTCTGTTGAGAAGTATGTGTCTGCGCGCATCCCAGATGATCGCAAGGAAGAAGCATTTAATTTCCTGCGTTCCATTGGTGAAGCAGACATTATCAAGAATGACGTTGTGGTTACGTTTGGTATGGGCCAAGACAATATGGCTGGTGCAATACTAGATGATCTGCGAGGTCAGGGTCTTGAGCCAAATCAGAAAACCCACATTCATCCTATGACTTTACGGTCATGGGTAAAGAATCGTATTGAGTCTCAACAAGATATCGACTACGACACATTCGGTGTGTATGTCGGTAACCGCGCTGTTATCAAGAAGGGATAAGCGACATGGCTAACACAGCAGTAGCAGAAAAA